CAACGATACCTGCGACAGCGACAAAGTATGTCGGTGCCATACTGCCTAATGTCTTTTGTGCTTCGTCTAATCCTGCGAGAGATGCTAGAACAACAGCAAATGGGTACAACAATAGACCACCAAGAGCAAACCATGTCATGTTACGCTGTGCGTCACGCATAGCATCAGCATCTTCTAGTTCTTTTCGTCTAAACTCAAGATACAATGCTTCTTCTTGCTTGCTTACTTGACCATCACCATTTGTATCAGCAGGGTGAAATACGTCTTTTGTTTCTTCACTCATCACTTGCTCCGTTATTGTTGTTGTTGATTCTTCTGCTCTTCTAGATAATCTATAAGCATATCAACGTATATATCACGCTCATATGGTATTAGCCCTTCTAGATCTGCTATACTGTATTTATGATGTTGAGCCAGGGAAAACATTGTTTTATAATATAATCCTAAGTTAGTGTGACTCAACACTAGAGAAAAAAACTTTCAGTACCTTTAAGTAACATCGATTTCTCATCACCATTAGTGTTTGTATATTCCAAAGTATATGATAACTGTGGCATAGTCTCAAAGAAGTTTTTCAAAGCTACTGTTGCTTCGCCTGGTAAAGACCCTAGAAAACTATCCACTTCATCCTTACTGAAGTCCTTTAAGTATTGAACTTCATCACCTACGACTACGGAGTCAATGCATCCCAACATCACATCAAACAGCACCTCTCCCTGATTGACATCTGGATTAGCAATCGACAAAAAGTCATTTAGTTGCTCTAGCTTAGGGTATCCCATGACTAGCTGAGTATCTTCATCAACCGTAATAAATTTCGTATGACCTTCTGGAATGTCTAGCTTCACGTTTTCAATATCTATTTCACATTCAACAGGATCTTGTGTGTCTGGATCTGTTACTGTAAATGAAAGAGTATTATTGACGGACTTAGCCCTGATCTGTAAAAGAAGATACTCCAAGTCAAACATGGGTAGATCTTCGGCATTAATATCCCCTTGACAGCAATTAGTGATTATCTGCTTCATTGCTAAAACTATTTGCTCTGACTCTTGTGTCTCTTGAGCGATCAATAATATCTTTTCTTCTTTTACTGTAAATGGTCTATATTTAACTACTTCACCAGACGAAACTATTTTAGTCTCAAAAAGTGGCATATCAATCTTTGGTAATCCCATTGCACTATACTCCTATAATATATTAATTGTTTAAGTTTTAAAATCTGTCTAAAAGTGTATTTACTTTATTTACTTGGTTGATAGCATCCTGTATTCCTCTGGGTTTTTTAATTCCCTTGATCGTTTGTGCTACTGAGTTGATACTGGAGAACCAACTCAATATACCGCCAAACGCAGTACCCTCTCTATCGTCTAAAACAATACCCGTCTTAGATCCAGTTACGCTCATTTCATCGTAAGTAAATCCGACAGGTAGAGTAAGAACTTCACCATTATTTTCCCATGCAGGATTGATGCTACCTACTTGAACAGGATAAAGTCCACTAAACTCGTACAAATACTCAATAGATTCTGAGTTAAATGAATACACTGCAACTTTCATTGTTGTTGCATAGTCTTTCTTATATCCCATCTCGTATGGTAATTGATCAGCCACGCCAGCGAATCTACCACCACTTGTGTCGAAGTTTATAATAGCTTGCATCCATCTATGGAATAATTTCATAACAGCAAAGTCAGAATCGACCATAAACTGTGCAGGCATAATGGGAAAGTTTAGTGCTTGAGGGCGCCTAGCAGTTGCACCGAATCCTTGATGCTGTATGTCAGTAGTCACTAGATCTAGTTCTGGTAGGGTTACACTTTTACAGTAAAATGTTATATCTTTTGCTATATCCAGATTATCTTCTACAGATGTTATCTCTGCGAGTAATGCTCTAGGTAACTGAAAAGTAACAGCAAACAGATTATTCTTTGCTACGCCACGTTTATTTAATTTTGCACTGAAGTCTTGTAAACTGAATGCCATTGTTAGTCCTATATCTTTCTCTTAGACTGTGCAAATACAGTCGATTTAGATGCACCAACAAATCTTTCTGTCGGCAAGAATAATGCGATATCCCATTCTGATGGATATACATACATAAATTTACTTTGTACTTGTGAGTTCAAATATCTCTTAACACACGGCTTGAATGCTTCAAACTTAGCCGCTTTATTTAATATTTGATAGTTAATTCTGAGTCTTGTAGTCTCATCATATTTACTATTGTTAGCTGTCTCATATAAAGCGTCCATCAACTTAGCACGAAGTGGTAAAGGTAGATAGTGCATATTCAGTCCATAGAATCCACCCTTAACTGTCTTGAACGGAAATATTAATGGAAGTCTATCATAATACGGTAGTTTTGCTCTAGTCTTCGCCATGTACTCATACATATACATACCACCAATAAGTGGACGAGAGGACATTCTATCCTTATCACTCTTTGCTCCAAAGAATTGATTCTCTTTTACATTCTTATACTGTTTAGCTGTCCCACGATACCAATCACGAGCCTTAGCAGTCCGAGCAGGAATCTGTCCCTGTCTCACACCTTTGGTTAATATTTCGTCAAATAGTACAGCCATTATAGTGTTACGATACCTTCAGCGATTAATCGCTCTCTGTTAGCCATATGTTGCGCTTCAACGTCATCCTTTGATCCACCAAAGTAAGGAACAGCATGACCTTCTTCAACTAATATTTGAGTAGCTGGGCGCCATGCATCTGTCTTAGCACAATATACATCAAAGTCTCCTAATACACGCCCAAACTTACCACGCATATCTTCACCTTTCTTACTGATCTGTGTCTTCAATACTGGATTCTTTCCTAGCAAAGACTTTAGTCTTGCTTTAGATGCTAGTCCAAACTTCTTCTCAACTTTGTCTCGTGTTCTTGATTCTGGTGTATCAATGCCCATAATACGGACACGTTCGTTATATAACCAGATACCAAATCCTAGATCAATATCTACATCTACAGTATCGCCATCAACGATCTTCACTACTTTAGTTTTATATTCGTACATTATTTAAAAATCCTTGTGTTTATAGACTATTTATACGTTAGATATTATTTTATTCCTAACTCTTTTTCTGTTATAATAGAGAACTTCCAGCCCCTATCTTTACAATATTCTTCAGCCGCAATCCATTTAGCAGAGTTTGTTCCATAAGTCTTGACTTCATTTATATATCGCTTAGTCGGCTTATTCTTTTTAGTGTTCTGAACTTTTGGTGCTTGAGTTTGTGCCCATGGTTTTACTTCAATCAATATCTTTTCTTTCTTTCCGTGATATGTTTTCTCAACATAAAAGTCTGGAAAATATCTATGCATCTTCCCATCTATTGGTGATCTATACGGTACAATTATTTCTTCACTATTCCATCGAGTAACATGGGGGTGCTTATCTAAATAGCGCATGAGTTTAAGCTCCCATCCACTACGATATATTATATTGGACGGATCACCCTTATACTTTTGTGGATTGTCGGGCTTAAATCTCCCTTGATAATACTTAGACACTTTCTCTCCAATACATATAAATAATCAACATAGACTAACTTATTATTTATATAAAGGTTCAGAGATGACTAGAGGACTACTAAAAACCAACGCAGAAGAGTTGATCTCCCATAGGAAAGGTAAAACTAGGGGTGACCAAACCGTACATAAGTTTCCTGCTAATATAGGATCACACGGCACTCTTATGCATTTCTTTGAATACACTTATGGTGGTGTAAAAGGAGGCGAAAGACTTGATGGACATAAAGTTATGTTGCCTCTTCCCAAACAGATTAATGATAGCTTTAAAATTAATGTTGGGGGTGACGAAATTGGTATTCTTGGAACAGGTGCCGCCAATCTTGTTGGATTAGCACAGGATGCGGAAGCGGCTAAGTCAGTTGGCTCAAGCTTTGTTGATTCGATTGGAAAAGGAATTGATGCAATTGCGGGCTTTGCTAGTGGACAAAAAGATGCTGTAGCGGCGATGTCTTCAGCAATGGATAAAGCATCAAACACTGGACTATATCTAGCAAAAGCAGGATTGGGTACAGTAGCACCTGATATATTAAATGGTGTTGGACAGGGAAAAGGAAACGCAGTCAACCCATTCGCATCCTTAGTGTTTAAAGGAGTCGATCTTAAAGTGCATTCGCTTGAGTGGTTATTATCACCAGAGAGTGAAGAAGAGCAACGTGAATTAAAAGATATCATTAAAATCATTCAGCATAATATACTGCCAGACGCAACAAGCCCACTAGGAAATGACGCAGAAGGTCGAGAGCATGGGATGTCTGTTATGGATAAAGGTATTCTTAGATATCCCTCAATGGTTAATATCTATTTAATGGGAATTGATCAAGAGTATTACTTTAGATTTAAAACATCAATGATATCACAGTTTAATGTTGACTACACTCCTAATGGATTAGCAGTTAATAAGGGCGGTAAGCCATCAGCTATTCGTATTACAATGACATTAAACGAAGCATTTATTCATACAAAAGGTGACGTAGATAAGTATCCAACAACAGAAATCCAAAAAGTACCTGAAAAAACAGAACAAGTACTAGAAGATAGTTCAGATAATCAAGCCGATGTAGATGGTAATAATAGCAATAGCAGTCCTACTGGAGAAATACCAACAGATGCGCCCGCTCAATCAAGTGATGAAGTAAATATTACTAGTACTCTGCCTACTGGAGAGACAGTAGAAACAACTATACCTATAGCTGAAGCAGTTGAGTCAACAGGAAAGACTCAAGCACAACTTGCATCATCAACTAACCCAGTGTATAGATTTCCAGAAGTGCCGGGAGGATTTTAATCATGTCATACTTTAGTAGATTTCCTACAACATCATTCAACGGCGAAGAAGTTGTTGACATTACTCGTAAGGTCGCCCTATCAAATACGA